GTCTTATTCAATGTTCCACCTACACTAGGTTGAAACACAAAGTTACCACTGTGAGTTGATGGATCACCAAAGTTGATTTTCAAGTCACCGTTAACTGTAGTCATAGTGAAATGTTCTTGTTCACTATTAGCACTTGCTTGTTTCTTCAAACGCTGAATACCTGCAATGCTAGGCTGAAACTCAACATTCCAAGTAGTACCTTTAAATGTAACACTCTTAACTTTTTCTTCAACGATTGCTTTGCTCATTAGTCGATAGTCATTGACGAATGAACCATCTTTTGTTTCAAAGTGAATTGTTGTTGGGATATCAACACCATCACGATTAGAAGTTGCTACACTAATCTTAGCATCAGTATCATAGTCATCAAAGCCTAGAATTGTTTTAAGTTTACCTAAGTTAGGCATACCAAACACTCCGATAAAGTCTGCTACTGGACTGTTTAATGTTCCAGATACAATAACAGTTTTATCTTCTGCTACTGCATTAATTTGTGTCTCTGTATCAGTACCAGTTACTTTGATAAGGTCTACGTTACCGAGACCATGTGTGTGTTGAATTAAATCTTGTAAATTATCTTTCATGTTTTTCCTTTGTATACCTATTTAGGCAGTTTATATTATCTATTATAGTAGATTTCTTTGCGTATTGCAATAGCAATTCACCCGAATGTAAATAAATCATTGAATGTGCTATTAGTATCTGTATTGCTACGAATATCCCAATCTAATACGCCCAACAAATTATCAATCTTTTCATCGACCAATGTTTGTTCCATTGCCGAATCGTCAAATGGTAGTTCACAGAACCATTGTGGTAATCGTAGTTCATCAACCGGGTAAGCAATACTTGTAAACCCTAAAGCATTTGATTTAAGTTTACAAACAATAACCTTCATACCATCGATAATCTTTTGACTATATTGATCTCCGTTTACTCTACGCAAATAATTGTAATTAAGTGCGGCTCTTACGTGACCGGGCATGTTAGCACGACCTGTTGCACTCTTAGATTCTAAGTCACCATAGTATGTAAGTTTGTTTACACCTTTAGGTGAACCTTTAGTCCAACTGTCTTGTGCAGTTAGTATCCGCTTAAAGTCTTTGATAGTCTCAATTACTTCTTCACGACCTTTACCTTGTTGAAGAACCATCTGTAATACATTCATTAAGAATTCTTGTACATACTTAGGTGTGTCAGCACGTTTCAAGTCAAGACCCATAGCTTTGATATCACCAAGAGAACCGTCTTTGTCCTTACGCTTACCTTCTTTATCAAAAATATTAATAGCATAACGCTTCTTGACCATAAAGATAGCACGATCACCGATCAGTTCACGACCAGCTTTAATGATTTCACCATTCTTACGCGGCGCATGAAAAGCTTTCTCCATGAATTGAGGGAAACTATCGTTTGCATTGTCTGCAATGCCATCATATAAGCCAATACAAGTTTCTTTATTCCATTCTAATGCACCAGATTCAATCTGAGGCTTTAGTGTTGGGTATGCAGTAAAGTAACATGAGTCAGTATCACCATACACAATTGCATTGCCTTCATGTGAGTAGACACCTTCAACTGTTTCATTGATGGTACTCATCATATGCTTGACAATCTGACGACCACTTAATGTAACACTTTGACCGATACGCTTATCATAGAAACGACAATGTTCATTCAACAATGCACCATATGCTGAGTTCAATAAAATCTTACGAACAAGTTGACGCTTATCGTAGTAATCAAATTTATCAGTGCCATACGCTTCTTTAGCTTGCTTCTGAATTGCTTTACGTTCTGTGTACCATCGTGTAAGTAGACCGGGTACAACACCTTCTTTTTCATAAGTAAAGATTGTACCATTCGCACTTAGCATCCAGGGACGATGACTATCAAAGACCATCTTCCATATCTCTGCCGCACTCATTTCCTCACTACGACCATCTTCGTAATCTACAGTAAGGATAGTACCACGCTCTTGATTCATAATAGCTGTGTACTCTAACGCACCAAACAAGTTTTCCCATAGAATACTACCTGTAACAGCATCGTCACCTTCTTTAGCACGTTTCTTTTCACTTGCTAAACGATGACCTTTATCATTCATGTATTGGTCTGTGAGTGTTTGTCTGACCTGAGCAACGATGGTTTCTCCTGCCATGTTGAGGGCACGAATAACCGAGGGATAGAGTGAGTTAATGTCAACTGCTCCGACCCATTCGTGCATTCCCTTCTTGGGCGTAGCAACAAAGGCACCTGCCGCCTGCTGGACTTCTTCTGCATTTTCAACCTTTCGTTTTTTATCTGGAACAACTAGCCCACGTTCGTGAGCCTCATTAAAAATTGCCATCTCAATCATTGCTACTGAACCCATAACTGTTGGAAGCAGTACCGTGTTCTCATGTGCAAGTTGATTAGCTAATTCTAAAAACTTAAGTTTGTTGTGAATCTTCACCAACAACATAGTATCTTGTCTATTGTATTCAATGAACTTTTTAAAGTCTTTGTTATACAGTTGGTCAAGAGTACCTTCATATTGTGTTTTGTTCTCACCGACTTCCATCTCACCGATAGAGTCTAGTTTATAACTGTGGCGTGATTCATAGTTATACTTTTTGTACAACTGTAGATAGTCCAAGTGAATACGACCTACTAAGTCATAAGTTGTTTCACTCTTACCGAATCGTTCGTACTCACGTGCTTTAGGTAATTGACCCATCAAGCAAAACTTGCGTGTGTCATCTTTACTCATCACACGTGTAACACGATTGACCATGTAGGGTATATCATACCCCTCTGAGTTCCAGCCAGTCAATACATCAGCATCATCTATTAGTTGAAAGAAAACATCAAACATTTCTTTTTCAGTTTTGAAAAGCATTGTATTCTCAAACTCATTAGTGATTTCTTGGGCTGTTTCACTGCTCATATGTTTCGGAGCAATCACTAATGTAATACATTGGTCTAGCCAATCTAAGTAGCAACTAATAGCAGTTACGGGATTGAATGGATCACTAGTGGGACTGAATCCTTTAATAGGATCAAAGTCTACCTCAATGTCAAAGAAGCATGTATGAAGTTTAGGAGCGTCAACGCCTAGATAGTTTTCACTTAGACAGCGAAAGACTACAGGCACATCACTTTCAAATAATTTTTTACCTGAGTGAATACGCTTTTCTTTTTCAAACTCTGTGCGTTTGCGTGTACTGAAACGACTGACCGGATCACCATAGATACTACGCTGTTTGCCTTTAGGATCAGGATAATACAATACATAGTTTGTAGGATATTCTTTATACTGGCGTTTGCCATTACTATCTCTTTCAACTACATATATTCTGTCCTCATCCCTACTATGGATGGCATCCACATAACTCATAGAGTTTTACCGACTGTTTCAAGAATAGTGTTAAGTTCCTCGTGATCTTTGTTGGTCTGACCTAGACTTGCTTTGTGTGCAATACGAACTGCTTTCTTCAATGTAGAAGCCTTGATTTCAAGTTCTTCTGCTACTGCTTTGATAGTGTCGTTCAATCCACCTTGCAAAGTATCAATCTCATGCATGACACTCATGCCCTCATTGATAAGTTGTGTTAGTTTAATCTTTGCGTCACCATTAAAAGTGCGGTTATAGTCTGACATAGGTTCTCCTTAAATAATTAGTTAGTATACTTGGCGTATGTAAAGAAGTCAAGTATTTTGCTTATTTTCTACAATCTTCTTTACCAAAGTATGAATGCCCGGATTGACCTTCAATACATGCGGCATCATTTCATTGCGGATGTAATTTCTTGTATATTTGGTGTCCTTGTTTGATTCATCTTCAATCCAGGGAACATTATGTTGCTCACACCAACGAATAAATTCACTTTTGCGAGTAGTTAAGAATGGGCGTAATACGTTGTTGCGAGTTAATGGAATAACTTTGGGTGTACCGTGTAAACTTGACCAAATATATGTTTCAACACAATCGTCTAAGTGATGACATGTGATAACTGGTCCAAGTCCACTTAAAAATTCATAGCGTTCTCTACGCCAGTATTCTTCTTGACTTTCTTTACTACCCTTTTGACTGCGAGGTGAGCCGTACAGCATAGCAATATTATTATCACCACAATACCTAGAAACAAACTCACTGGCTTTTTCACCGTTTTGTGTTCTGTGATTAAAATGGGCGATTGTTACTTCGTGCTTGCGACTTAAAAAGTCAACAACTGCCATACTATCTACACCACCACTACATGCGACTGTGATACGTTTGGGTAAGGGAACGGTAATCTTAATCATCTATGCATTATAGCATAGATATTTGTTTATTGAAAGATGTGATGGTTAGCTTCGCCGTAAATTTTGATGTATTTGCCCGCAAGCATATCTGCCATTGCTTCAATTGGGCTACCTGGGTAACTATCACCCGGCTTAATCATATCTAATTCACCTTGGCGAACGTGAACTAATTCATGGAATACTGTACGTAGTATATCTACTAGGTTACGATTGTTTACATATACCCAAATACTGTCCGCACCCATTTGATGACCACCGGTATGATGATTATCTTGCGCTTCTTCGGTATCCATACTTAGTTCGATTTGTGGCTTAGTTTTTAAATGTAGACGTTTACACGCCCAATCACAGAATTTGTCAACTTCCTGTTGTAATTCTGTATCAACATCACTCTCGTCTAATTTGTTTTTAATCCAGTCGTCAGGAGTTAGATGAAATTTACGAACAAATAAATCATGTAATGCTTTACCAGTGATACTATGCTGTTTAGCCACTGTTCTCATTAGTCTATCAATAGTAGAATAGTCGTGTTTTTCTAAACTAGGCAATTTTTTTGCTAGTTGTTTTACTGCTGATTCGTATAGTTCTGTTGATCTCATATTAGTATTTATGCTCACTTTAATCAATACCTGGCGTAGTATAGTTTTAGGCAGCAGCCGCCTATTTGACGCCATTAACCGTTGACGACAACGTGCCCTAAGGTGGGTTAGTTACACCAAGAAGTTTTAGCTTCTCCGTAGTATTCTCTTGCAAATCCATTTTGAATCAACATAGCACGAAGGCTTTGTCCATTCAATAATATATCACCTAAAACTCTGCCACCAAACTTATCCCAAGCATATAGTGTTACTTGGCGTTTTTGTGCGGCTGCTACTGCATCTTTAGTAAACTTGCTTGCGGCTTGTCCTTTAGCCTCTTCGGCTGGGCATTTTGCTCTAAATCCTTTTTCAGGAGTATCTACACCGTATATACGAACAGCTAACTCTGGCTTTAATGGTTGTGGCAGAAACGGAGCCGCAATTACAATTGTATCTCCATCACTTACACGCACTATATTTGCATCATATGTGACACCTTTTGGTGTTTTTTGTGCTATTGCTACTGTGGAAATTGCTAGTAGCATTGTTATTAATATTTTTTTCATTGTTTGATTTCTTTAATTGTACCTATTCTGCCATCGTCTACATTGTATTGCAGTTTGATAAGGTATCTTGCTTGCGTTATATCTTTAGCGTTTACGATGGCATCCATATGAACGGAATAATTAGGGTTCTTCACTAATATCTTAGCAGAATAAGTTTTGAAACCCTTATATACTTCCTTTGCTTTCATTACTCACGCTCTCTCTTTAATGTTGAGCGTAAGAACCATGCTTTCTTACTATACAAGTCTTGTAGTTCAGCTAAGAAATTAGCAATACCTTGTTGTCTATCAGCCGAAGCTTCATCAAACATAGCAACAACCAGTTGACACATCGTATCGCTGTCTTGTAGTAATTCAACAAACATTAATTCAGCACGGGGAATTTTTACTTGGTCTTGTATGATTGATAGTTCAACATAGCGAGTTAAACTACCTGGAGTATAGTGACCTAAGATTCTGATATATTCAGCAATAGGATCAATTGTAGCATTTACATCTTCATACAATGTATTAAAGAAGTCGTGGTATTGTGGGAAGTTACTACCTTCAACATTCCAATGAAAGTTTTGTGTTTTGATAGCAAAACTTTGTGTGCTTGCTAATAATACTTTTAGATTGTCTGATAACATTTAAATTCCTTATTTTTTACTTATAACAAACACTGTATTGCCTGTTAAAATACCCATATAGGTTCCTATGCCACGTTCACCTAATACTGCTTGAGGAACAACGATTTGTTGTCCACTACGTGGTCTGATATCAGTTGGTGAAATTTCAACAAGTCCATACTCTTTTCCTCCAACAGTTATGGTCTTTGCTTGTCTGTCAGCACTGTCAGCACGAACTAAGCCTTTAAAAGGATCTGACGTAGGTGGAGTAGCAGATGGAGTATTATCAGGTGCTACTACTGTTGCAGTTGGCTTTAATCCACCAGTAAATCCACCCTGACCGTCAGGTGTAACTCTAGCACTTGCTCCGGCAGCACCTAATGCCATCGAGCCGGCTAATGCGGCTGCGCCTAATTTCTTTTTCCAATCCTCGTCTATATTTTCGTTAGATTGTTTCTTTGTATTAACATTGATTGCTTTACCACTACGTTCTGGATTAGGATCTTCTCTGCGCTTACGTGAGGCAGCACTAGCACGACCCTTCTTACCTAGACTGTGTGCTTTACTTTGTGGCAAACACTTTGGCTTACCCTCACTATCATCACCTCTAGCACAGTCACCGCGAATCTTGCCATCAGGACCAAAACGAACCCACTTTTCTTTGAACCATTTATTTAGGTTTTCATCAACTTGTTCAATACCTTCTAGTATAGAACTTTCATTCTTCTTACCACCATCGCCCCAGCTATCTGCGCCACTCTTACGACATTTGACTAACGCACCACTAGCATAAGCACTAGGCCATACTTTATAACGGCTTTTAACTTTGTAATAGCAAGCATCTTTCTTTTCGTTCATCAATTCTTCACTAACCATTTCGCCACCGCAGTGTGGACAACTATGTTGTTCTTCCGCCACACCTTCTTCATTTGTTTTATTTTTTGCACAACTACCTGGGAAGCCTGCTTTGGTGCCAGCAACTCTATGATAGCCAGACCAGCAACTTAATTCGTCTAGTTGATCCTCTGTCACCTCTTGCCTAGGCAAGAAACTTAATTGATCGCCAACATAATCCTCATCGTAGCTCAATAGATAACGAATTTGTTTTGAACTCATACCTGCCTTTTGCATATATTGAGCCATTAAGTTAATAATTTCATTTTCTTTTGCTGGGCTATAAGTGACTCCATCATTGGCCATTTGTTGGCCAATTTCTTGATTGTCAGAGCCTTCCGCCACACCTTGACGATCTGCTTTAGCTTTAGCTTCTTCTCTACTACGACTATAACCTTGGGCTATTGCCAGTTGTACTTGATTGGGATAGACAGATGTTTTGTACATCTTACCATCTTTAACAACATACCATTCTGTTGGATCTAAGTCATGTCTCTCGTCATCACCGCGGTTGAATGCGCCACCTACTCCACGAAATGGCATGCCTGCTTCCGCTACATCTTTTTTCTTCTCATCATTAGCAAATTCTTTTTTAGTTGCTTTTATGATACCACTCATACGCTTATCACCACGCTTATAGTCACCTGCCTTATCAGCGGCAGTAGCATCAGCACCAGCGGCTTTTTTATAGTCACCTAACTTCTTATTAGATAATTCATTTAGTTGTAAACCTTTTAGAATACTGCTCATATTACGCTTTCTTATTCTTGTTATCTAGCATACCACGCTTGTTAGCAGTTGCCCAAGCAATGTTTTCTGCCTCGTCTTTACTCTTGCCTAATTTCTTTTCTGATTGTGCTACATGTTTAACCATGCGGTCTACTTTAGCGCCTTCCGCTACACTGTCTTTAGTTTGAAATTGCATCTTACCAAGAGTCCCTCTAGATAAATCTGATAGATCCATTGTATATGCATTACCATCCGGTGTGTCTAGTTTTCGTCCACGCATGAAGTCATATATCTCATTTTCTAAATTATATATAAATTGAGCAGTTGGTTGATTTTTATTTTGTAAAAAATGACGTTTCATTATTTTACAAGCCATCATAGCGTCGGTGATAATAGCTTCTTTACCTGATTGCCTAAAATTTTGAAATGTAAGTGTGGGGCTCATTATAGCAACATCATGTAATCTTTTAAGAATCTTACCTTGTGGTCTTATTCCTTCATCTTCACCTTCCGCCACACCTTGCTGATTATATATGTCAAGAATTTGTTTAACATAGAAATTATAATGTCCACGACGGCCATTATATTCTCTATCTCCTAATACAGCCTTTAGTGCTTTTACAGCATCACTTACTTCAGAACCACGCATTATTTTTAATGCATCAGTGACAAGCGAATCAACTCTTTGTGAACTTTCACCCATAGCACCGTTACCGATAACGCCTGCTGGTGGAACGCTTTCCTGTTGCATCATCTTCTCATCGTAGTATTCTTTTACTGAGTTTAGATAATCATTTGCTTTGACAAGTTTCTCTTGTACCCAACCTTCTAAGCCTTCTTCTTCTGACCTATTTTTTAATAGTTCGTAAATTGCTTTAGCATTCTTCATTGTTGCTAGTACATCGCTACGAGCCATTTCAACTTCATGGTCAACACGGCTTTGACCGTGTGGTACAAATCCAGTTTTCATTTTGCGACCTTGACCTGGAACTAAAATGATATCATCTTCTTCCAAGTGTGCTTCGCTGACTGGCTGCGTTTTAGTATTGTCTTTTCTATTAGAAGTTAACTCTTTGCGAGCCTCTTGCTTACTCATCTTGTATTTCTTTTGAAATTCTTGGTCACTCAATCCATCAGGTCCACCTTTTAAGTCCATTGACAACTGCTTCATTGCACCTTCATTAATGCTATTAGCATATGGTTTGCTAGTCTTTTTACCTTTAAGTAGTGATCCTGCTTTCGTGTTTCCGTAGACGCTAGGATTGCGAGTTTGCATTTTGACAAAACCGTGCTCAGTGGGTGCGATTGACCCTGATGTTGTTGTTTCGCTGATGATTTGTGTGATTTTCATAATGGATTCCGTTTGATATAGTATTTATCAAAAACCATTTGTATATAGATTATAGAATATTCTAGTTAAATTCTATTACCATTCAAAACGAACACGTCCAACAGCGCC